AGAGATCACTAGTGCAATGTGGAATTCTACTATTGCAGCTCGTCGCCGCGCAATCTCCGATCGTGGAATCTATGATCCTTCACGAATCGCAGAACATCACATCAATAATGAGAATCCAGCAGCTAAGATTCCTGTCCGCCCTGCAGCATATGGCAAACCCGTACAAGAAGCTTATTACCCAATTCCATTCCGTGATGATCAATCTGGGATAATGATGCAGGAATCGCAGCAACTGATGCAGTTTGCCAATGTGATTGCTGGACAGAATCCGGCGCGCCAAGGCCAGTTTGTAAAAGGCAATAAAACATTACACGAATTCCAAACTGTAATGTCCAATGCCAATGGCCGCGATCAGATGACATCCATGCTCCTAGAGGCTCAAGTATTTGTTCCTCTCAAAGAAATCCTTAAGATTAATATTCTCCAATATCAAGGTGGAGTTTCTCTATTCAATCGCGATGTGCAGAAAGAGGTTGCAATTGATCCTATCGCATTGCGTAAAGCAGTTCTAGATTTCAAAATCTCTGACGGCCTCACTCCTTCTGATAAACTTGTAAATGCAGATACCCTCCAAGTTGCTATGCAAGTAATTGGCTCATCGCCACAAATCGCAGCAGGCTATAATCTAGCTCCGATGTTCTCATATTTCATTAAGACTCAGGGCGGAAGGATTCAAGAATTTGAGAAATCTCCGGAACAACTAGCTTATGAGCAGGCAATGATGCAATGGAAAGAGACTGTTCAGATGATTGCAGAGTCTCTCAAAGGAGCTGAGAATGCTGCAGAATTGATGAAACAAATTCCGCCGCAACCGCAGCCGCAACAATATGGATACAATCCGCAACAGCAAGGCGCAGCGCAGACTCAACAGCCGACAGAAGTAGCAACCCGTATCAATAATATAACCAATGTAATTCAAAATCAGGAACAATAAATGCCTAATCCAAAACTCAACACATTCTCCTCGTATAATCTAACTGAGGATGAGGAGAAATCCGGATCACAGCTATCCTCTCTAAACGTAGCTATGATTCAAAACCTAAGATCTTCAATAGCAGAGGAGAAACTCAACCTAGTATTCACACCAAATGATGTACTTTCTTACACGCAGCAAGAAGCTTATCTAAAAGGGCAATTAGATATTCTGTCCTTCCTCCTCAATCAAAATGAGGATTCCCAACAGTATCACCACATCACCACACAGGAGTAATATATTATGTCCGGAATTATGAGTCTCTTTAGTAATATGATCGGCGGTCAAGCACCTGCACCTGCGGCAGCACCTGGCGCTAACAATGGCCAATCGCAACCTGGTAATATCCCAGCAACTGCACCTAACACAGCAGCTACAACTCCGAATGCTGCTCCTAATGGCGTACTTCCTGGAACTCAGGATGCAAATCCGAAACCTGAAGCAACTCCCTTTGATCAGTTTACAGATCTTTGGAAGAATGAGCCCACTGATCCGAACGCAGCTCCCGCTGGAGTTTTCGGGAATGTGGATCCCAAGAAATTTATGGAAGCCGCAGGTAAGATTGATTTTACCAAAGTGGTAACTCCTGAGCAATTACAAGCAATCTCTACTGGCGGCGAAGGTGCGATGGGCGCATTTGCTGCAGCACTAAATGCAGTAGCACAAACCACTTACGCACAATCAGCATTTGCATCTACCAAAATCGTAGAGCAAGCATTGGCGCGATCGAAAGACAGTTTCCTCGCTGAACTTCCTCAGCACATTAAGCAACAAACTGTCAAAGAAAATCTTCGGGCTGAAAACCCAGTCTTTTCCAACCCTGCAGTACAACCTATTATCTCCGCACTCGAAGCGCAGCTCACCGTTAAATTTCCGCAAGCATCTGCTGGAGAAATTACGACGATGGCAAAGCAGTATGTGGAAGCCCTTGGAACTTCTTTCGCACCTAAGCAACAATCCACTCAACAGAATGGAAAGCCGGGAGCAAAAGAAGAAACAGACTGGTCTACTTTTCTCTCTTAATCGTATTAATTTTTTGTAAAGGAAACAAAAATGTCTTTCACTGGAATGTTTGATACCAGCAACTTCACTACCGATCTGGCAAAGAAATCGTTTGCTGGAATGATCACCCGCCTGATGCCGAACGGTACTGCTCCGTTGTTCGGTATGACTGCGATGCTCTCTTCGGAAACTGCTGTTGCTGTTGAGCATGGCTATTTTGCCAAAACGATGCTCTTCCCTGAGTTGCAGTTGAATGGTGCAATTGCCGATGGCGTGACCACCACCTTCACTGTAGATTCGTCTGCTAACGTATTGCCAGGTATGATCCTTCGTGTGAATACAACTGGTGAGAACGTTCTTATCGTAACAGTTGATTCGGCTACTCAAGTTACTGTTGCTCGTGGCGTTGGCGTTACTGCTGCTGCTGCTATTGCTGATAACGTCAAGCTGTATCAAGTTGGTAATGCATTCGAAGAAGGTTCCGATCGCCCGACGGCTCTGAACATTACTCCTGTTCGCATCACTAACCTGACGCAGATCTTCCGTAATACTTGGGCGCTGACTGATACCGCTCGTGCCACTCAAGTTATCGCTGGCGAAACGACTGTTGCAGAATCGAAACAAGATTGTGCCGCATTCCACGCTGCTGATATTGAGAAGGCTCTGTTCTTCGGTCAGAAATCCAGCGGCACTCGCAACGGTAAGCCGTTCCGCACTATGGATGGTCTCATCAGTATCGTTGAGCAATATACCGCTCAGGATAACGTCCATACCGCTGCTGCTACCACTAACTACACGCAGTTGGAAACCATGCTGGATCCGGTGTTCAATCAAGCCACTGATCCGAAAGTTGCCAATGAGCGTGTGATGTTTGTTGGCGGTGCTGCTAAGCGTGTTCTGAATAACATCGGTCGTTTGAATGGTACTTATCAGATGGTTGATGGTCAGACTTCCTACGGTCTGCAATTCAGCACGTTCAAAACTGCTCGTGGTACTTTCCGTGTTATTGAGCATCCGCTGTTCAATACCAATACGGATTGGAGCGCAATGGCAGTTGCAGTGGATCTTTCCACTTTCAATGTTGCTTATCTCGGCGATCGTAAGACTCGCAGCGAAGAGGATGTTGATGCTGGCGAAGATGCTGTGTCTGGTTCGCTCACCACTGAGATGACTTGCTTGGTCAAGAATCCTCCGGCCAACTGCATCATCTACGGTCTGACCGCTGCCGCTCAAGGCTAATCTAGAATCACCCTCCTGGGGTGTAAGCAGTTTCCTAGTTCTGCTCGATAAAAACTAGGATTTCCCACACCTCCAATAGGAAACTAAATCATGTCTGATCAAGAAAAGAAGTTCCACCAGTACTTTTCCACTCGCGCAAAAATCTCCATCTCCATGGCTGATGGGCGCAAACTGTCATTCGTAGGCGGCACGTATGTCACCGATAAAGAAGATGAAATTGAATTTCTAGATGCTCAGATTAAAGCTGGAGTATCTATGCTGTATGTGAAGATTGGGGCTGAAGTTGTAACTAAAGAGCAACTTGATCCTCTCGCGGCAATCAAGAAGAAAGCAATTGAGGAGCATGAGGCTAAGCAGAAAGCACTGCTTGGCTCAGTTGGTATGATCTCGTCTGCTGGCGCTACTACCGCAGCTGCATCCAACACTAAAAAGTAAATAGATAGGAAAATCGAAATGGCCTCATTCGCTGAATTAGTTGCTGATGTATATATCATTACCAATCGCCCTGATTTGGTGAATGAGACCAAACTTGCAGTTAAGGCTGCAACTCTAAAAGCACACCAATCAGATTTCTATCCAAAGGATTTGTTCGAGATTGGAATCACTTGGCCAACTCCTGATTACATTCAGTCAATTGAATATCGCACACTTGTACCTCGCTGGCGTGCATTCAAATATCTCCGTAAGTATGCCGATTCCACTCCTGGCGCATTTATCTCTCTCTTAACTCCTGAACAAACTTTAGACCGATATTCAATCAATAAAGATGATATCTGCTATCTTGCAGGTGAGATGCTAGAAGTGCGCTCCTCCACACAAGATGCTTACATGATCCTCTCCTGCTACCTGAATCCCATTCTCGATGAGAATTCCTATACTTCTTGGATTGCACTAGATCATCCATATGCGATTGTCTATGAAGCAGCCAGAAGCATATTCAAGCAAATTGGCTGGGATGAGCAAGCAGCATCAATCCGTCAGGAAGTTGGAGAACAGTACCAAATTCTGAAACAAGAAGTCACTGCCTACGGAGAGTAATTAAATACTACTCCCCTAGCTACATATAGATCTAAATATATAATCCATCTCAGATAACCAAAGGAAATAAGCAATGGCTAATCCGAATATCTGGACACCTGGAACTGCTGTAAGTGCTAATAGCTCAGTAAAGGTTCAATCCTTTACAGCCTCTGAAGGGCAAACGCTATTCACACTGACTGACTTCACATACTACACTGCTACTGGCAGTCTTTTTGTTTTTGTAACTGGAACACTTCAGCGTCTTACCTACGACTGGACTGAGACTTCTTCCACATCATTCACACTTCTGAACGGTGTTCCTGCAGGTACAATCGTTTACGCTGTTGGATTTGTAGAAATTCAAAGCGGCTACGATGATGCGCAACTAGCTGAACAGTATATGCTGGCAGCTCAGGCCGCGCAAGTAGCTGCAGAACTTGCGCAATCGAATGCTGAAACGGCTGAAACGAACGCAGAGACTGCTGAAACGAATGCCGAAACCGCAGAAACTAATGCAGCAGCTAGTGCAGTCCTTTCCTCTGAATGGGCCAATAAGACGACTGGAACTGTAGATGGATCTGAGTACAGTGCTAAATACTACTCAATCCAATCTGAAGCATCAAAGGATGCAGCTGCTGCTTCTGAGGCTCTAGCTCTTTCATATACTACAGTAGGTTTTGATGCAGCATCTACTCTGTATGATTTCGGATTCGTAACTGATCCATCACCTTATTTCCAAACTGACTATGGGAGTGTCGCATAATGGCAACTCAAGTACAAAGGCGCCGAGGAACTACCGCACAAACAGCGGCATTCACTGGCGCAATTGCTGAAATCACGATTGATACTACAAAGAATACAGTAGTAGTTCATGACGGTGTAACTGCTGGTGGTCATCCTCTTCTTAAAGAAGCTGCTGTCGGTGTTGATGTTGTAAGTCAAGACTCAGCGACTGGCGCAGCTCAACTTCCTTCTGGAACTACTGCACAGCGTCCTGCTGGTGTGAATGGTGAGATCCGATTCAATTCCGATCTGAATCAGTTCGAAGGATTTAAGAATGGTGACTGGCTTCCTGTAGGTGGCGGTGCTACTGGATCAGGATCTGATGACGTATTCTATGAGAATAGCACTACAGTAACGGAATCTTATGAATTAAGTGCTGGTAAGAATGCATTTAGTGTGGGCCCAATTTCAATCAACTCTGGCGTTGCAGTCACAGTTCCAAGTGGCCAACGCTGGGTTGTAGAATAAAGGAAAAGAAATGGCTAATGCAGATACAGTATTAAAAGGTAGCAGTTCTGCTACTAATGTTACATTAAGAAACGACGACACCGGCTCGCTGACGGTACTCAAAGATGCGACGCAGATTTTTAAGGTTGGCGCATCGGGAGAGATTACGTCGAACTCGATCAAGGAAGATACCAACGGCAACATCGGTATTGGGGTGACGCCGAATGTCACGCCTAGTGATGGTAAGTCCATTCAACTTGGTTTCGCTGGTACTGGAGTTTGGGCTAGATATGAGAATGAGATATATCTGAATTGCAACACCTACCGAGATGGAGCGACTTCTAAGTACGCCGAGAACGGTTATGCCTGCCGTTCCTATGCTTCCGCCGGTGGTTTCGGTTGGGAAACCGCCCCATCCGGCACCGCAGGCAACGCGATCACTTGGACAACGGCGATGACGTTGGATGCGAGTGGGAATTTTTCTGTTGGTTACTCCGGCGCGGTTACTAGCCATGTAATTGCCAAAGCAGTGACGCGAAACGCGGGAAACGTAGTCCTTTCTGTTGGATATGATAATGGAACTTCATATCCAACGCTTTACGTCCAAAGCATAAGTGTCACGGGTTGGAACTCAGCTAATTGCGGGATGATGCTTGGGCGCGATGGAACTACGTCTAGGTCGTTGAATGCCGGTGGAACCATCAACGCCTCCGGTGCTGACTACGCTGAATACGAGCGCAACAACGGCCTGACGATCACCAAGGGTTCCATCGTTGGATTCAAAGCTGACGGTACGCTTACTCTCACATTCGCAGAGGCTGTGCGCTTCGGCATCAAATCGACCAATCCTTCCTACGTCGGTGGTGACACTTGGGGTAGTGAAGATGTTGTCGGCAAGCGCCCTGAGAAAACCGAAGAGCAGACCGACGAAGAATTCGCGCCGATCCTTGCCGCATGGGAAGCTGCACTAGAAGCCGAGCGCCAGAAGGTTGATCGCATTGCCTACTCTGGCAAAGTACCTGTCAATGTCACAGGCGCCACTGCTGGCGGCTACATCATCGCTGTCGATAACAACGGACAGATTGATGGTGAGTTTGTTACCGATCCTGACTTCGCTCAGTACAAGA